AAAAATGTACTAAAATATGTTTACAACTAAAAATAGATGTGTGAGGATTCACCTACCAACAGAGGAGAACAACCAAAATGATCTACAATCCCGTCCAGAAGCACACTTTCTGGGACCGCCTGTCCGCCTTCTACTTTACCAATCGAGACGAAATCGACGCCTGCCTGTTCCTCGGCGTATTTGCCCTTGTCCTCGCTCTCACCGTGAGCGTGGCGTAATTGGAATCCAAGAGAAAGCGAGGACATGAATGCATTCAAACTGACCCAGGCTGACGTAGGCCGTAAAGTTATAAATAGTCGTGGAGACGAGGGTTACATCGTCTCGTACTGCGAATTTGAAGACGGTGAGAATTTTCGCATCGGCAAAGAAAAGACCCGAAGCTACGATGACTATTGGGTGAATGAGCGCGGACGGAGAGAGGTATTAACCCGGCCAGAAATCATAAATTTTGCAGCCGAGGGAACATCAACAGAGGAAACGCCAACGCTCCAGGCAGCGAAGTACTACCGGACCCGGGACGGTCGGAAGGCATTCGTGGTCGGTATTGGAGCTCCCTTCCGACCCGACGATGAGGATCAACAAGTTGTAGGCTGGATTGACGGCCAGAACCGCGTGATGACTTGGGCGATTAATGGGACCCACATACTTCATAGGCAGTCGAACGCCGACATTGTGAGTGCGTGGAAAGAACCGAAGCGCATCAAGGGGTGGTTGAACGTATATTCTGAGGAATCGGATCACCCGTATATTTCACGCGTTGTGCTTTTCGGGACTACCGTGAAAGTCAGCACCTATGCAAAAACCACCAAAAGCGATGCTGATCGCGCGGCTTCCTATTTTCCGGAACTCAAGCGTATCGCCTGCATCGAGATCGACATCCTTGAGGGCGAAGGTCTCAACGGGGAGGTGGCGTAATGATTTACGTAGTATGCTACTTCTGCGGCTTCATGGTGCTTCTCATTGCGCTCACGGCATATGACGAAGCAAACGGAATCGGGGTGCGCGACGCGCGTAAAAACTTCTGGGGCGCTTTGGTCTGGCCCCTGATATTAGTGATCGCCACTGGACTCCTTATTGGTAGGGCTCAACGGAAGTCCGGGCGATGAAGCTCAAATCCCTCCTGAACTGGATCGCTCCCCAGCCCGAAGCAACACCCTCTGGCCGGATCATCAAGCGCCTTATTCGTCGTAACCCGCCGAAGACTCAGACCGTCAGCCAAACGGGCGTGCAAGCCCGCGCCATCCATCACCTGATTGCGCACGGGCGCATTGATGCCATGACCATTCAACGCATGGGAACGACTGACGCGCGCAAGATGCTGACACGCATGCGCCGCCTCGGCCTCCTCTTTGCTGCGGACGACATCAATGGCCACTTCCGCAGGCAGAATGCGTCCGGAAGCGGATACCACCGTGTCCATCTCTGGACGGGCAAAGTGCCAGCCAACTGGGCGACGCCAAAGGTTGAGCGCCGCAAGCGTGTGCGGGGAGGCCGGTGATGGAAACTCTAGCTCTTCTCTTTATCGGACACGCTCTGGCCGATTACCCTTTGCAGGGTGATTGGATTGCGAAAGCCAAGAACCATAAGCTCAATCTGGTGCCAGGCGAAACTATCTGGCCTAGCGTTCTGGCGTGCCATGCAGCCATTCATGCCGGTTTCGTGTGGGCTATCACTGGCAGCGGCTGGCTTGGCCTCGGCGAATTCTTAGCCCACACTCTCATCGACTTCACGAAATCCGATGGGCGACTGACCTACAACCAAGATCAACTCCTCCATGTTCTTTGCAAGGTAGTATGGTTCATGGCGCTCGTCTCGGTGCAAAACTAATCAACGAAAGACCAATATGTGAAATTCGATACCGTGAAAGTCGTTACTCGGGAGGCGTTCCTCGAACACCTCGTGGGCATCGTCGAGAGCAACCATACTAAGAGTAAAAACGGCAGTAAGCGCGGGGGTATTCGCACTACTGCTGGCCTCTACGGGGTTCATCCTACCGAAATATCTAATGTGCTGGCCGGGGTTCTGCGTCCCACCAAGAAATTACTTGAACATGAGGGGCTGGAAGCGGTGACCGTATATGTCCGGAAGGAGAAGCGCGATGCGTAGCCTCGTCACCCTCGCACTGCTCCTCGGAGCTTGCGCCTCATCCTCGCCCTTCCAAGCCGTCACCGGTTCGACCGACTGGAGCGCTTATTCAGGAGACAGCCAGGCACCAGCCATGGAAGCCGCAGGACTCCGCAAGCTGCCCTACGATACCAGCATGAATCTCGTGCCTTGCATGTCCCTGCACGGGAATAAGCATGTCCGCATGACGCTGGAGGAGAGATTGCAGTACCGGGCTGAGCATGGCGGGTATTTGTCTGACTGCGGTGTTAGTGATGAAGGGAGTGTGTGGGGATAATACTTTGGTTCAATGTTGCAGGATTAGTGATAATGGGGCTCTGGCTTATTGGCTCAGGGCTCTGGGAGCATGACGGGACACAGGTCCTCATCGGCGTGTGTTCGCTTGCGGGCGCAGTATCGGGAACAAAGGTTCTGAAGGACTTATAACTCCTGAAAATAGGCAAAAGAGGGCGTGCCCTCCTGCCTCGTGGCGAACAGCGGGTGGCAAGCGGAAAGCTCCTTCGCGGGGAACCGGCTGCACGTAGGAAGCTGGGCGGAAGGGGCTTGTAGCGCGTGAGGGCAGAGCCCTAGTTTTTCGTCAAGGCTACGCCGCCAAACCAAGCAAACCAGTGAACACACCGATATAGAAGCCGAGTATCGTCTGGATCGAGTTCATTGCGAACTTCAGGCGCTCCGCGTCGTCTGTACGGAAGTATGTCACGATGCAGGCGATAAAGAAGATTGTGATAGCTCCCAGCATGAAAATGAGGATCGCAGGACGGATGTAGTTCACGGTGGTGAACGAGTCAGCAGCCTGCTGGACTTGAGTATTCTCAGCGGTCTGAGCTGCATTAGCTTTGGTGAACAGCGAATCAATGAGGCGGTCAAGCGGCGAGGAATGCTCGTGCGCAGCTTGAATAGCGATCAACGTATTCGAGGAATTCATCAGGTTCGTTTCCACTCGGGCGAGTGAAAGCACCACGTCAGGTGGGAGCTTGGCAAGCTGGTCCGGTGTGAGGGCCTTGGACAGCTGGCGCTGGGCTTCCTGCAACTGGGAGATCACAGACTGGTATGTGCTCGTGGGAACCGTAACGGTCGGATCTCTCGTGGACTCTATGAAAAGGGTTGGAATTATGGTCATCAGTCCCGCCAAGGTGGCAATGGCGACAGCAAGAAGGTTGCGCGTGAACAGGAGGCGGATGCGATCTGGCGCTTTTGCTTTGGCGATTTGTTCTGGGTCTACACTGGACATAGCGGCTTTTCCGTTGAAGTGTTGGCACATGAATGACATCTTCTGGTTGCCAAAGCGTGAAGGCTGCGCCATCGTTATCCAGTGAAGAAGACCAGCGGCCGAGCAGCGGAGATGCGTCCAGATGGGATGCCCGTTGGCACACCGTTCAAGCCCGGACAGTCGGGTAATCCAGCAGGACTTCCTAAAGGCTTCGTCAGCATCAAGTCAGAGCTTCAAAAGCTCATAAATCTCGTCCTGAAGGGCGAGCATAACCCCCTTACAGAACTAGATGAGGACATGCCGGTCGGCCGCAAGATTGCGCTGAACCTTGTCATGAAGGCCGTTGCAGACGGTGACTTGCTTGCCGCGCTCAAGATCATGGAGCAGCTGGACGGGAAGGCGGCGCAGTCCGTCAACCTCGGCGGACAGGAAGACAATCCGATCGAGTTGAACAGCAAGCTTGAGGTGGTCTTGGTAAAGCCGAAGGAAAGCTCCGGTGATTGAACCGAATCGAGATTCCGGAGGCGTTTCAGGGCTTTCTTGAGCCCCATCGGTACAAAACTGCCTTTGGGGGTCGCGGAGGTGCGAAGAGTCGGACGATCGGCAGAATCCTTGTCCATGTAGCAGCGCGACAGCCTGAACTTGTCGTTTGTGGCCGGGAATTCCAGAACAGCATTGACGACAGCGTTTACCGGCTTCTTGAGAACACCATCAGGAAGGACCAACTTCCTAACTATAAGTTCACCAAAACCAGCATCGAGAATACGAAGACCGGAAGCGAGTTTGTCTTTAAGGGGCTCGCCAAGCTCGACGGCGTCAGCATTAAGTCCCTTGAAGGGGCGACAAAGCTCTGGATCGAAGAAGGCCAGAACATCAGTCACGGGACGATGGACAACGTCTTCCCGACGATCCGTGAAGCTGGGTCGGAGATCTGGACGAGCTTTAACACCACTGTCGAGTCGGCTCCGGTCTACCAGCGCCTGGTGCTGAACCCGCACCCGGACAGCCTCATCATTAAGGTCAACTGGGATAGCAATCCGTGGTTTCCGAAGGAGCTGGATGAAGAGCGCCTGCACATGTTGGCGACGGACCCGGAAAAATATCGGAATATCTGGGATGGCTATCCGCTCAGCTTCGCAGAAGGTGCTTATTGGCGAAAGGAGTTCGAGGCGCTGGAACGTGCGGGCCGCATCGGTGATGTGCCATACAATCCATCCCGTCCCCTTTATGTGTGGTTCGACCTGAGCCATTCCGCCAGCGGCAAGGGTGATCCCCACGCCATTTGGTTTATCCAGCCTACGGATACCGGAACGTTTGACATCATTGATTATTGGGAAGGCAACAACTGTTCGCTGCCCGACGTGGTGAAGGATGTGCTTATGGGGCGGGGCTACAGCATCGCGACTGTCTTCCTGCCACATGACGGCGAGAACGTGAACAGCCATTCCGGCATGAGCGATGCCGACCTCGTCCGGAGTTTTGGCTTCAAAGTGGAAGTTATCGAGCGGACGAAGGATGTTGAGCGCGATCTCAACAACGTGCGTCTGATCCTGCCTCGCTGTCGGTTCGATGCCGTAAAAACGAAGGCGGGGCTCGCGGCGCTTAAGAACCACCGCCGCGCCCTCGATGAGAAGTCCGGGCTATGGAAATATGTCCACGACTGGACCAGCCACGGCGCTTCCGGGTTCCGTGGGTTTGCGATCGAGCATCACCGGATGGCGGTGACGGGTAGTCAAGTGCGCACGCGTCGGAGCCGTAGCGCGTGGACTGTTTAAACCTATTGCAGGAAGTTGTGTCTTCCTGTTTAATTCAACTATAACGAAAGCAAAGACGATGGCTAATAACCGGAAGACGGAACGCAAAGCGACACAAGACGCGCTGAATAAGACCGAAGGCGCGACATCCGATGACGCTGCAAAAGACATAGCCGCTCAAGCTGCCGCTGCAAAAAAGGCCGAAGAAGCGCAAAAGCGCGAACAATCATCTGAAGAGGCTGGCCTTGCCAAAGAGGATGAGCTGTATCGCAAGGCGCTTAACGAGAAGAATGGCTACACTCTGGTTCCGGCCAGCAAGATCGGGAAGAACCACACCGTCAAGCAGGTGGGCAAGAAGGTGTATCCCGGCGACATGGTAATCGCTGAACGTCTGTAAACACGATCGACTGGCGCGATACCCGGAACGAAGCAGACCGCGCACAATATGCGCGGGAACTGTGTGAAAGCTTCTTAGCTAATCCGCAGTATTGCGCATGGTTCGATGAAGCGGCCGAATGCTTCGACTTCGATGAAAGCCGTCAGTGGACTGAAGAGGAAGAAGCTGATCTGATCGACAACGGGATGGTTCCTTATGTGTCGAACCAGATCAGCTTCAGGATCGACAATGTCAGTGGATCTGAGGTCCTTACAAGAACACGCCTGAAGTTTACGGCCCGCTCCCTGGCAGAAACTGCTCTGACCTCGGCGCAGGTGCTGACTGATCTGGTGCTTTTCCTGCAAGAGCGGAACGGAAGCAGCTCGAAATGGTCGCAGGCCATGCGAAAAGCCCGTGTCTGCGGGTTGGCATGGAACCACCTCGTGCCGACTAACGACACCATTGAGGAGCATATCCCAAGCTCACTGGATGTCGTCTACGATCCGCTCGATATGACCATCGACTTCAGCAACAGCCGTGGGCGTGGGTTGGTGGCATGGTACACGCGCGATGAGATGCTCCGGAAGTATCCGGGAAAAGCCAAAGAGATCGACACGGCTATGTCGAGCTGGCGTGGTCTAGGTGGCGCGTACTGCGATCTGAAGGCTCCGGCTGGAATCAGAAGCCAGCGCATGACGTTTGCCGGGTGCGGATATTTCGACAAGTCCAGCAAGAAGCTCATGCTTGTTCGCTTTTACTATCGGGTGCCGAAGACGTTTTATACCTACACGTCCAAAGAGGGCATGATCGTCAACACCTTTTACAAGGCGGAAGCCGAGAAGGAATCCAGCAAGAAGCGCGGCGGCTACAGCAAGAACGAGGGCTATCAGGTCCGGTGCTGCGTTTTCTCAGGCTCCGTGGTCTTTGACGAATTCGAATACCCGTATCAGCTGGATTATTATCGCGGCGCCATTCCCATGACGCCTGTTTGTCTAAAGCGTGAGGAGAACACCGGTATCCCGTACGGCATGATCCGTGCGGTCAAAGATGACCAGAAAATGTACAACAAGAAGATGTCGAAGCTGAATTGGTACCTTTCAGCCCGCCAGGTCGTGATGGACGCGAACGCCGTGGACGACGTGGATGCTCTCGCCAGTGAGGTAGCGCGGCCGGACGGCATCATAATGAAGCGGAAGGGTGCCGAGCTGGAAATCCAGAAGAATCTGGACGAGGTTGCTGCGCACTCTGCCTCTCTGCAAATGCACATCGCCAACATCGAACGCAATATGGGCGTCTTTGACGAGTCCGCAGGTGCGCAGACAAACGCCACAAGCGGACGGGCCATTCAAGCCCGAAAGAGTGGCACCAATACCACCCAAGCCCTTCCGATCGACCTTCTGCGCCTTGCCAAGCGCAATTCAGGCCGACTTATGGCTATCATGGCCCAAATGAAGTTTGACGAGCGGATGGTGTTTACGATCCGTGGCGACGACGGGCAGCCTCAACAGCGGATGATTGGTCCATCCCTCGGCGCTGATGGGAAGCCTGAAAAGGACCCGGACGGTAACATCGTTCGTCAGGCTGATATTCGAGGCATCACCTTCGACGTGGACCTCATTGAATCCCCTGATGTCGCTAGCACGACAGAGGAGGAAAAGGATCGCCTCGCAGATATGTATGCGGCCGGTCAGCGTCCCGACATGCTTCCGCCTGAAGCCCTGATCTCCATGGGGTTCTCCGAATCCAGCCACATCGTCCAGTACGCAAAACAGAATTTCCAGCAACAGCTTCAGCAGGCCCAAGTCGCGCTGAAAGAGAACGAGCAGCTTAAGGCTACGCTCGCAAAGATTCAGGGAGCGTCAAACCCTCCCTCAATGCCTACCGGCGGCGTGCCCGGTAATGTCCAATAACGTTGGGGATTCAAGTGATGACGACACCAAACGAAGACCAGAACCTGCAAGAGCAACCGAACGGCACCGAAGCCGGGGACGAGACAGACGATGAAAACGTCGGATGGACGAACCCGGAAGAGGAATCCGATCAAGCTGACGGGAAACCTGATGCCGAAGAAGATGCCGGTAACGAAGACGCTGATGAGACCGAAGACGAGGAGCAGAAACCTGCGCCAGAAGCTAACGCCTCGGATGGGTCGAATGACCGTGAGAAGGCGCTTCGCGACAAGTACTCGATGAGCAAGAACGAGGCTGAAACGCTTCGCAAAGCGGCTCGCAAGCTAGAAGCCGATGGGCTTCTTGACCGCGACGAGATTGCTGAAGCGATCGGCGTTAAGAAAGACTTCCTCGATGCTGTCCTCGATAAGCAGGATCTTCCGGAAGTCGGCGAAGACGGGCATGTAAGCGCTCTTCAAGAGCGTTTCGTGGAGGACTTCAACAACCCGACGCTCGATAAGGCCGCTGAACGGCTTTACGGCGATAAGGAAACGCGCGGCAAGATCCTGAAGGCGTTTGACTACGCCGTTCAGAATGATCCGAAGGTGCGTGAGAAGTACCTGAACGCGTCGCCAGACGACGTGTTTTATCTGGTGATGGATGAAGGAAAAGCCGCGCTTGATACCTTCAACCAGGCGCAAGAGCTTGGCGGTCCTGCCGGTATGATGGCGGAAATCGCCCGTCTCCGAGCCGAGAACGCCGAACTGAAAAAGAAACCGGTCGTCAACACACAGGCACAAAAGTCCGATGAGGACGAGGAACCGGATGAAGAGCATAAACCCGCACCTCAAAGTGCGCGCGAAGCTCGTATCCGGGCAATGATGAACTAAAATAAAGGGTTTAATTCGTGACAACCGCGAATATTCCAGCCGGTAGCAATAACGCCCGGCAACAATGGGCGGATACGGCCCTTGAGTATCACTTCAGCGAGTTTCCGCTCTTGAACGTGATGAACCCCGGCAACGGTGGCGACACTCTCGAAGGCTGTATTGTCAAAGAGACATTCGATGCTGGTGAAGGCGATGCAAAGACCTACACGTTCCGTGTCCCGGTCAGTACCAGTACGGTGAAACAAGGTGATGCCCGTATCCAGGGGACGGGTAAGTCGATAACGTACGGAAACGACAAGATCACGCTGCAAGAGTACGGCGACGAACTGCAGGTGAAGAACCGCACGATGAACAAGCAGCGTTCCAAGCTTGACGTTGACAAGGACACCAGCAAAGAACTCGGTAGTCAGTCTGGCCGCTTCGCGATGGTGAAGACGATGGCTGCGCTGACAGACGTTACCCGTGGCCGGACGCAGAAGCGCTATCTGTATGGTTCGGCTGAGGCCAACTATAACGCGACTCACGCGACGGCGCTGGCAAACGTTGATGCTACCGACGACAAGCTTACGCTTGCTCTGCTCGGGGACGCTATCAACAAATTCAAGACGCAGTCCAGCGGCCTTGGATTCATGCGCCCAGCAAAGGTGGAACTGAGGGACGGTACCACTGTCGAGAAGTTCGTCGGTCTCTTCCATGGCAACGCGATCCGCGACCTGAAGAAGGACCCGGATTTTAAGACCTCCGTGTACCAGAAAGACAATCCACTGTTCGACGTAATCACAGGCTCCAACTTTGTCGGCGAATACGAAGGGTGTTTGATTTACGCTCTCCTGCCGGTAGACGGGGAGAATGACACTCTCTTGCTGAGTGGTGTCGGCGCAGGCGGTATCAATGTCGCGCACAACCTTATTCTTGGCATCGGCGCTGCCGTTCTTGCCTATGGTAAGGAAGCCGAACCGGATACCAATATCAAATACAGCATGAGTAACAACGGCAACATGATTGTCACCAAGGTCGGTGATGACCACGGCCGGGATACTCTCTGGGCATGGCGTAACGTGATGGCCTTCCAGAAGCTCGTTGACGACAAAACCAACGAAGACTTCGGCGTGGGCCACCTGTTCACAAGCGCGAAGGGCGGCCTCTAAGGCTGACTGAAGGGGAGGCAGCAACCTCCCCACAATGAAAGATCAGACAATGACTCAAGTTAACCTTCAGCTGACGGACGGAACCGTCCGCCCAGCTCCGGCTGACGTAGCGGTGACCGCTGTCACTTCCGGTGGAGCGACCAAGACCGTGACCTTCAACAACGTGAAGACGATTCAGGTTGTGAAGGCGGTCGTCATCATCACGAGTGCGGGCGTACGCCGCGTGCCTTCTGGTGCTGTGACTGTTGGGACGGGCACTAGTGCCAACGTGCTGACTGTCGCAGATGGAAGCTACGCTAGCGGCGATACGATCATCGCTGAAGTGCTGGGCTACAACAGCTAATCCCTCGGGGGCGGGATAAGCCCCCACAAATTTCAAGGAAAGCTTCTGATGTGGACGTCGCCACCATCATCACCAACATCAAAAGCCAGTCGCTGACCGGCAATACCGGTGCGCCGGACGATGATGCGAAGATCCTGCGCACATCAACAACAGCTATATCCGGATCATCAGCCGGGCCGTACAGCTCTATCCCGGCTTCTTCCGGAAGTTCATCGACGTCACAGTGACGGACGGCGTGGCACTCTGGCCGTATTCGCTCCTGAAGATCCTGTCCGTCGCCGATACCGGCAACAACAACGCGAAGCTCACAGCCAAATCTCTCGATGAAATCCAAGAGACGGATTTCGGCCTGACCGCAGTTGGCAATCCGGCATATTACGAAGAGATCATGAACGGGCTGGTGACGTATCCCCGGAATTCCACCACCCTGAACGTCGGTTGTGTGCTGATGCCGCCGCTTCTCACTGCGGATACTCAGGAAATCGACATCCAGATCCCGGTTTTGTACCACGAGACCATCCAATGGGTTGCCCAGAAGATGATGGCCTTTGATGAGCGGGATAAGGTGACTGGCCTCGAAATTCAGTTCACTGAGGCTGAATTCGATGAGCTTATGAGTGGCTACCTCATGTTCCTCTGGAACAAGCTTCCTGCCGAGAAGCGGCGGGTCAAAGCATGGTAGCAACCCGGCCCGGCCTCTTCGATGGAAGCCTGTTCACGCTGTTTCCGCGTGCGCTCTCGAACTCCTCGCTCAGTCCGACCGTTCTCAATGCCTCCCAATACGCCCGTAAGCTGGTCAACATCCTGCCGAACAAGAAGAAGGCAGGCTCCGGAGCGCTCCGCTACGGCATGGGCAAGAAAGGCCCGGAATCCGTGGTCGAGCTGGTGGATGGATGGGAATACCGGAGATCGGACGGCACTATCGAGACGATATCACTGGGCAGTGACAACGCGCTTTACCGGTATGACGAGGCACTGGACACCTATGAAGAGGTCAAAACCGGGCTCTCCGAGCTTGGGCTCGTCGGCACCACGACCTTCAACGGCAAGCTGATCTTCTGCAACGGCATTGATGCCAATTTTGCCTATGACGGCACGGAGTTCACCAACCTCGGGGAATACGTGGAAGACCGTCTTGCCGGAAACTACCAGTGGGTCTCCTCCAGCAGCTTCAGCCTCGATCCTGCCGGTGGTCGAACGGATTATCCGGACGGCCGGAAGGTCCGCGTGACGTTTGCCACCTCGGGCGTGATTGAAGGGACGATCGCAAGCTCAAGCCTCGTCGGCGCTACCTTGACCGTCACGGTAACAGACACGCCTTTTCCGGCCTCGGACGAGGATATCGAGATGATCGAGTATTTCGATGAGCCTCCGCCGTTCTCGTTTATCACCACGGCGAACGACCGCCTGTGGGCATTGAGCGGGGGTGTGTCCCGACCGAAGGTTTATCGCGGGCCCGACCCGATGAAGATTTCCTACACGCCGATCCCCAATAATGAGAATTCATGGTTCGACCAGGGGACGGACACCAGCACGCAGGAAGTCGCGTACATCAATATCCAGAACAAGGCCAACCTGTTTGATGAGCTGCTGGCTATCGGCAACTATAACGGCGCGATGGTCTTTTATGGCCGGCTGCGGACCTACATATGGCAAGGCTATGATCCGGGTGATATTGGCGGGTTCATCCCGGTCAAGACGCTGGCAGTTGGCCTGATCCACCAAAAGCTCCGGCAGTCGATGCCGAATGACGAGGCGATCGTGACGCCCTTTGGGCTCCGGACACTCTCCGTGCAGGCGCAGACGGACGGGATTGAGGTCACCAGCGACATCGGCAGTACGCAGGATGGGGAATTCAGCGACAAGATACGGGCGCTTCTGGCGGACGATGAGTCGTACCGCAAGGCCCGCAGCTTCTTTTATCAGCGGGACGGGCTGTTCGGGTACAAGCTCGATGACACCGGCCTGATGGTCTATGTCCTCAATGATAAGGCCAAGGGGTGGACGCAGTTCGCCGGATACTTTGCCGATGCCAACAGCTTCATTCCACTCGGCGACAATCGCCTGATTATCCAGCGCGGAATCCAAGCTTATCTTTATGCGAACGGGACGGATTCCCTTGTTGGCGAGTCGTATGCCGATGATGAGGAGCCGATTGACGGGCTCTGGTGGCTCCCGTGGCTGTCGCGGAATGCCCGCTGGGGCAACCGCGCTGTGGAGATCCTGCTCGAAGACACCGCGCCGAATATCACCATCATGCTGGACCGGATGATCGACTTCCGGGAACAGAACGTCGTCACGAGCCAAGTCCCTGTAGTCGGTGGTGGCTCTCAATGGGATGAGGCGCTGTGGGACGTAGGCGAGTGGGATTCCGGCACCGTGAATCCGGTCGTCTCAGACAAATTCCTTGCAGATAAAGCCTTCTGCTACCGCCTGTCGTTCTCAACGACAGAGGGGCCGGTGAACCTGCTCGGACTAAGACCAATAGGAAGGTAAGTAAATGCGTATGAACTTCATCGCCGCTGCGCTTTTGACGGCGGTAGCGGCCAACACTCAAGCAGCCGTCTGGGAGCGCCCGGCCGGTGCCTACACGCCGACCAACCACTCGGTCAACACGACCAAGTACCAGACCGATCGCGCCAACGGCGTTGCGATCAGCTCTGCCAAAGTGGACGGCGACGTGAACAAGGCATTTGAGGGGCTGAACAGCCTCGAAGCCCGTGTTGCACCCTCTGTAATTGGCCAGTCAGGCAAGTTTCTGAGCAACAATGGCGCTGCGACCTTCTGGGGGCTGATTTCGCCATCTTCGATCAGTTCCGGGGCTGCAACATCGGGACAGGTGCTAAAAGCCAACGGTTCGGGCTCCTCCGCGTTCGGTCTGCTTGATGCGACAAGCTTTGCAAACCTCGGGGTGTCCGGTTCCTACGTTGCGCCGATCATGACGGTGAACACGGCGGGGCAAGTCACCTCGATCACGTCTACGAATGTCATTTCCGGGACAACGATCAGCGCCAGCACTGTGAGCGCAACCAACGTCTCGGCAACAAACCTGCAAGTGAGCGGCACGATCATCAGCACCAGCCTGCTTCCTGTTGCAAGCGGTTATATCAGCACGACCACGACCGGCTGCTCCATCCTGAAAGGGTCGGGCCTGAGCGGCTGCACGCGCATCAGCACGGGCGTCTATGGGGTGAGCTTCACAACGGCGATGCCGGACGCGCTTTATAAGGTCAACTGCAACCTCGATAACTACAAGGTGGCCTCTTGGGCGGCGACTTCAGGCGGAGTTGCCCGTCCGAATACGACCACCGGGTTCTATCTCGGGGTGCTGAACGGGACCGGAACCGTGGACTATCAGGACAGCAACCGGATCATGTGCGTGGTGTACCCGTAATGCGCAAAATTGTTGCCAAGGATTCCGGCATGGCTGATATTCAACGTAAGGAAAGTTCGATGCGTGGGGTTGTTCAGTAGTATCAGCAAGCTGGCGTTTACGCCCTCGCTCCTCAACGATGTCCTGAACCCGAAAACGGCCTCCACACCCATTCCAGAGCAGGCGCAGTTCGAGCCGTTTATCAATGAGATTGCCCGTACGAAAACTGAGCGCGTCAAGCAGCCGGACGGGACGTGGGCGACGGTTTTCAAACAGCTCCCGCTTTCTCCGGAAGATCAGGCGTACATGGACCAGCTTGAGGGCCTCCGGTCCAGTTCGCTGGCACACATCAAGGATATTTCGCAAAACTTCGACCTGACCAAGTATCCGGAGATAGCCCAGTACCTGAAGGATTATGAAACGACCGCCAATCAGGCGATTAGCAAGGCGGCCTACGCCACAAGTCTGGGACAAGAGAAGCTGCTCGGCCGTGTTGGTCAAGCGAACAGCACAGCGGCTGACAATGCTCGTGTGGGACGTGCTGCAACTGAACAGGACCAGCGGGCATCGTTAGGGCGCGACATGAGCGCAATCAAAGAAAACGCTCGCTCGAACGAGCTTAATCGCCAGATTGGTCTGTATAATGTGGCGACAGGAGGGATTACTGGCCAACAAAACACGCAAATCGCGTCTCTGGCGCCTGCGATCAGCGCCAGCCTATCTCAGCAGGCCAATGACCAAGCTTACAAGAACGCAGTGGCTGGAGTTGTCGGCGCGAACAATGCGTCAGCTTTGGCAGGACAACAGGCTGGGCTGAGCAACCTTGTAGGTCTTACCTCGCTGGCGGCTGCGCCCTTTACGGGCGGCACGAGCCTGATGCTGCCAAGCCTCTACGGGGCGGCCAGTAAGAGCGGTTACGCAAAATACGGAGCAGCATAATGGCCCTCTCAACTCTCCCCCAGCTTCCCTCACTGTCTGACGCCATCAGCGGGGCAAACGCGCTCGATGCGCAGGCCAATCGGTATCAGGGCATTTCCGACTCTTTCAAGGAGGGTCAGCTGACACCACTGACGGCGATCGCAAAAGGACTGAGCAGTGCGGTAGCAAGTGGTAAATCTGAAAAGGCCGCCGCCGCACGTGATGCCGCGCAAGCGAGACTGAACCAGATTCAAGAACTCCGTTCCCAGATGGAACAGCATCAGATGGAGGTCAAAGACCGTCTTCTGGCTGAACAGGAAGCGTCAGCGACGGGTGAGCAGCTTGCCCGCACAATCGACCAGGCTTCGGTCGGTGATGACACGGGGCTCCGCAACTGGCTCGCATCAAACCCGCAATCGGCAAAGGTCATGAGCCGGGAATTGGGCGTTCCGGTCGAGAGCATGACTTTCAGCAAGCTTAACGGCGTTGACGTGCTGATCCCGTTCGGCCGGGACGCGGACGGCAACATGGTGACGGGTCAGCCGAAGGTTGTGGATGACGTCCTCAAGGCATACGCGCCAGCTGCTTACAAGGCACGGTATAAGACACGGCAAGAAAACGCGCTTACCGAGGCCAAGATTGCCTCAGAGCAAGCTCAAGCAGGCAAATATAACGCCGAAGCTGAGAAGGCTGCACGTCCGGAGGAAAAGCCCCAGCGCGACTGGAAGGAATTCGAGGTTACGACCGGCACCTATGCGAAGCGGATAGGGGACGGGCGGGACCAGATCGTCCAGATGCTCAATAGTGGCTATCAGCCACCCCGTGCCATCAAGTTGGAGTACATCAACAACCCGTGGGCATACGCGTTTCTGAACGATCAGGACCGCCAGTATCTCCAATCCATGCGGAACGTGATCAACGCGACGCTCCGTAAGGAATCTGGCGCTGTTATCAGCCCGGAAGAGTTCGCGACGGCTCGCGCTCAATACATTCCGACTGCCGAAGACAGCAACGACCTCGCAAATCAGAAGATCGGCAACATCAATACCGTGTACGAGGGCTTTAAGCAGGGCAGCAACGGCTATGTTGACGAATTAGAGCGTCGCACCGCTGCGCAACCGACGTCTCAGCCCAGCGTGAAAACGGGATCGAACAACCTAACTGGGCTCGAAACGCTCCCCGAGGGCTTCAAAGAGATTGGCAACGGCCTCGTACAAGGGCCTGATGGGAAAAAGTACCGGATGCAGCCCCGATAATGCCATTTGATCTGGTCCCCGTCGATGAAACACCGAAGGCTAGGTTTGACCTTGTGCCGGTGGAGGATGAAAGTCCGGAAACGGGGCGCAAAGAGGTGGGCCGGGTCGGAACATTCGTCAAGAATGCCGCCCAAGCGCTGACGTTTAACACTGCCGATGAGATTGATGCCGGGCTGACGGCCGCAAAGCGTGCTCTGGTTGACGGTAAGGACTTCGGCCAGGAATACGCAAGCAAGGTGGCCTATAATCGAGCCGCCGATGCTCAGGACAACGCATCGAACCCGAAATCTGCCATGGCCGGACAAGTCACTGGGGCGGTCCTTGGGGGTATCGGTGCGCCAGTTAAGGGTGCCGCAACTGTCACCGGCCGGATCGCCCAAGGGATTGGCTTGGGAGCGGTCACGGGCGCAGCATCCGGCGCAGGCGGGGCGGATGGCGACGTAATTGATCGCGCGATCGGAGCGGTGAAAGGTGCGGGTTACGGCGCTGCCGGTGGGGCCGCTGGTGCCGCTGCCGGTGAAATCGTCGGGGCAGGGGTCAAAGCGGCCCGTGGTGTCAAAGCGCCTGCGGTCAAGACGGGTGAAGACCGCGTTGCCGAGTATCTGGCGGGTCGTGAAGCACTGAAGGCGGTCAACCTCCCTGCCGATGAAGTTCAGATGGGGCTAGTAAATCCTATCAAAGAAGCGCTGAAGCACGAGAACCCTGCGCGATACGGTCGTGACGTTCAAAACTTCGTTGCCGAGCTGGACGATTTCGGCCGCAACGGGGTGAACGCGAATTCGCTTGAAAGCTTCCGCCAAGACCTGAACCAGCTCCCCAGCAAGTTTGCGGAGCCGATCCGGAAGGCGATTGACGACTTCTATGAGGTTGCCGATCTACCGGACGAATTCCGCCGCTCATACGCCATCAAGCGTCAAGGGGAGAAGCTGGAGGCAGTTCTTACGACGGCTGGGGACAGTCTGACTAAACAACGCAACGCGATAAATCGGTTTGTGGCGAAGGAGAAGGGCCTCACGCCAGATGTAAAGCAAGCGCTGTTGCAAGCTGGGAAGGCGAATACGAAAGAGGGGATGATGCGGGCGGTTGCCAGCGTTACCGGCCCGCTTGCCGGTATGGTGTCTCTCGGCATCACGCATAACCCACTCGCCCTAGGGGTCGGCCTTGTCGGAAAGGGGCTTACTTCCGCTGCTAACCGGAGCGGTGAATCAAGGATAGGGCAGGCGCTTGAGACGGTACAGGCCGGTGGAGGAGTCACTCGCTCAGCGTCTTTGGCCCCAAAGGGTGCCGTTGCTGGAGGACTGGCGGCAAATGCCAAATCACCAGAGCCCGAAGTACGGCGGACGTTCAGGATTAGCGTTCCGGGTCAGCAGCCCTACGAGGAAACGGTCACGGCACCAAAAGCTGTCTCAGATACCCTTGTTGACCGTATCATTGGTGTGGAATCGGGCGGACGGGCTGACGCGAAGAACCCGAACAGCAGCGCACGCGGGGCGGGGCAGTTTATCAAGAGCACTTGGCTGGATCTGATGAAGGGTGAGCCGGAAGCTGAAGGCAAGTCACCCCGCGAAATCCTCGCACTCCGCGACGACAAGGATATCAGCCGTCGCATGGTCCAGAAGTACGCGGACAAGAACGCCTCCGTGCTGACGAAACGCGGCGTACAGCCGACTGACGCGACCATTTATCTGGCACATGTCCTTGATGGCCCGGTTGCTGCCCGGCTGGTGAAAGCCAGCCCGGAAACGCCCGCCCTGAAGATCGTCGGGAAAGAGGTTGTTGCAGCCAACCCCTCAATATTCAGGGGTAAGACGGTCGGACAAGTTCTGGCGTGGGCCGAACGGAAAACACGGGCATAAGGAAAGTATCCATGGGTGAGCTATCAAAATAATCCTCTTCTCGGACCCGTAGGCCAACCGGTTGCGGCACCTGCGCCTGCGGATGTTGCCGCTGCTGAAGCAAGGCAAGCGGCCATTGATGCCCAATCCGCCGCAACGGATGCTGCCGAATCGAAGGCTGCGGCAGATGTGGTAGCTTCTCAGGTAGCGGCGCAAATCGAGGCGGCTGAGGACATCGTTGATGAGGTCGAAGCAGCCGCGACGGATTTCACGCCCATCGTCTTTGCCGGAACGTCCTTGACGATCAATGCAGCGAACGCCGCCACTTATAATGGGCGTTACCTGAGCTGTACGGCGAGCAGCGCTGTGACCATTACTTATGGCAATGACATAACCGTCAGCTTCTTCAATCTCATTGGCCAAGACGGCTCCGGCAGGGTCACCGTCTCGGCAAGCTCCGGCGCGACCATGCGCAATGCGCAGCTGTTATTCAAGACACGAGGAACAGGGGTCATCGTCAGTGTAGCACTCACAGGGAATGCCACGGGCACGAACGCCGTCTACTCGCTCAATGGAGACGTGGCGGTCTAGCCATGTACCAGAAGCTCCTCGCCACCTTGAAGCCATCCGCCTCGACCGGCGTCCGCTGGGATTTGTGGTACGCCAACAATACCGGCTTCTACATGAGCGAGGGTAGCGAGGTAGCTGTTAAAATCACGGTGGCCAATCCGACGCCGGGATGCAGCATTCGTTGTTACGTAACTGGTGGAGCCGCCTCAGAGAACAACAACAACTGGTCTAGGAGCTTCACGGCGATGTGCACCGAAGAGGCGGCACGGCATACCGGCGTTACCTACACGCCGCAAGGCGACAGTAGCCACCCGTCCAGCCGGACAGGGATATTCACCTTCGCAGCCGATTACGATGGTCAACCCATCATTCTGGCCCGCACCGCTCAATACGACCTGACCACCGAAGGCACGGTCCAGCTGGATGTCTGGATCGACAACCCCAGCAGTGGCTCCATCCTCCATGGAATTGTGAGCCTCCAGATTGCCGATGTGTCGGTCACGCCTCCCGGCACACCGACTTTCCGGGTCAACTCTCCCGGTGGGTTCATCAATGAGGGGGATACGGTCAATATCACTCTCCAGACAGAGAATATTGCGCCCGGAACGACCTGCACCGTCCAGATCGTCAACACGGCGGCAGCTGCGGCAGACTGGATTGAAGCGAACCACGACCAATGGGCAGCGGCCTGTGCGGCGGCCAACTGCACATACACCATTCGAACCACGTCCTCTGGCCTGATCACGTTCGGATCGGGATACAGCGATGCCAATCCTATCCACTACACGCGCACATCTAAGGCGGACAGTCTGACGGAAGCGTCCTCCGAGCAGGTGGACTGGATCTTCGCCAATTTCAGTGATCCGACGATGCGGATTTACTCCAGCGCGGTGTCTTACTGGCTGATCGACACGAGCCAGAACCCGACGCCCCCGGCATTCCAGATCAAGATGTCCCCGAGTAACCCGAATCCCGGCGATACAATCACGTACACACTGAAATCCGAGACGGGAGCTACAGGCGGCAGGACGGTGGTGTTTGCTCAAGGCGGGGATGCCAGCGACGCCGACTTCAACATCAGCCTGGACGATCTACTGACGAATCTCGCTGCCACAGAATCGGCCAACCTGTCTTACGACACTTCTACCAATACCCTGACTGTTTCCGCCAGCTGGACCGGCACGTCCAGCACGACCCGCATCCTGAACCCGGCCACGACGGCAACAAAGCACACCATGAGCCTGACCTCGGCAGGCGGTGGGGCTATTTTGGTCGTTGCGGACGATGTTTGCTACATCGGCGGCTCGGGCGCGGTCACGCCGTTCACCTATGCCTCGGGCATCAATCTTTCCGGTGCGGATTTCGGCGCATTCCTCATCAACTCGAATACGGTCCTCGATTACTACGCCACGAAGGATTTCCATATCTCACGCTTCCCGGTGAAGTGGGAATACCTGCAAAGCACGGCATTCGGCTCGCTTAATAGCACGAATACCAACGCCTTCATCGCGATGGTGAAATACTGGACCAACACCAAGGGCCGGTTTGCGATTGTAGACCTGCACAGCTATTCGAAGCTCAACAACGTTCAGATCGGCATCACGGGAAGTCTCGTGCGCCCGCAGGCGCTGTGTGACTTGTGGGTCAAGCTGGTCAACGCGATGCAAGCCGCGAGCGTTGATATGAGCAAGGTGATCCTCGATCTCATGAACGAGCCAACGAACCTCGCTGCTGACTGGCGGCGGTATGCTCAGGCGGCAACCAATGCAATCCGTGCCCGCACGACCTTCACCGGCATGATTATGGTCGAAGGCGTCAGTGGTTCGAGCGCGATGAACTGGAGCGCGAACAAGAACGACAGCGAGCTGGTGAAGTTTTACGACCCGGCCAACAATTACGCTTTCCAGCCGCACCAGTACCTTGATTCCAATGGCAGCGGGACATTGGGAAGCTGCGCGGTTAACAGCGCCTCCCGGATCTCCTCGATTACCAACTGGGCTAGGACGAACGGGAAAAAGCTGTTCCTTGGCGAAATTGCATGGGGAGATGACAGTATTGCAGGAAATGAACAGTGCGGGGTCGAGTATCCGCAGATCATGACGCGGCTGACCGTATCAGATGCCGATGTATGGATAGGTTACACCTATTGGGGCGCAGGTCAGTTCTGGGCAGCGGGATATCCCTTCAAGCTCGATCCATCGGCATATGATGGCTCGGTGCCAGACACGCAGCAGATGTATGAGTTGTTGCTGTACAACCGATTTACAGCTTAGAATCACCGATAACGAAGGGGTAGCCTGATGAAATTTAAACTCGCTCTAGCGGCAACGATGGCCGTAATGGCGGCGTCGTCTGCAATGGCGCAGAACCTCTTGAACTACCCGGTGATGACGATCTCAGGTAGCGCTGGTCTTCCGGGAGGGACTGATGGGCAGATCCAGACCAACAGCGGAGGCGCATTTGGAGCCGCCTCGAACATCTATTACAACTCGACCACCAATGTGCTTGGCATCTCCACGACAACACCGCAAGGAACGCTCGAAAACGCCGGACAAACGTTGCTTGGGCTCGGCGCTTATTCGACATCCTCGGCATGGAGCATGGTCAAGAGTGCTGCGGCATCCTTGGGTAGCTCGGCGGCATTGGCTACGTGGCTCCGCAGCCCGCTGGCACTGTCATTTTCTAACACGGTGGGCGGTAACATCGGCATCGGACAAATCCACACCACGGGAGGCCTTCCATCCAACCAGCTTTACGCAGAAATGCAGGCATGTGGTTCAACGGCGAGCGGGACAATCGTGTGTAAACAGCGGGCCTTTGGGAAGCGCACTACTGAGGCCTGGACGACCACGGCTCAAGGCGATCAGGTCGAGCTTTCCATTACCCCAATCAGCACAACGCAGAACATCCGCCAATTCGTAGGGGACAGCAGTGGGACTTGGAAAATCGGGACGCTTCTGAACAGCACGCAGACAAGCACGGCTCTGATTGCCAACGGACGTGTCTTGGTTAATTCGTCCGTCAGTGCTGACCCCAGCGCATCCCTGCATGTGAGCGGAACCAGTATCCTCGGCATCTGCAATTCGAGCATAACCTGCGGCTCTTCGCAGCAAGGCGCGGCCTGTTGGTCTACGGTGAAGAAGTCTTATGCCGGATGTGATGGTGCTGGCAGTTGGGTGGTGCAGACGTCCACCTCCAGCGTCAGCGCCAGCGCCCTATAATCAAGAGAAAGACCACGGGATGAAACAATATCTCGCCCTTACCGCGCTGGCCCTGCTGGCGCCGCTGGCAGCGCATGCTCAAGCACAGCTGGATCGCTTCGATATCAAGAACAACGTGATCCGAGCGGTGAACAACTATGGCGGCGTCCAGTGTGGCAGCACGGCGGCAGTCAGCTACACTGTACCCACGACTAGCAGCACGATTTACATCCGGTTTGATCCGACGCCTTCCGGACATGACTACTGCGCAGAAAACACCGCACAGCCTGTCTGTGGCACCAGCCGTCCAACCACGACATCCAGCACCAATGCTTGGGAGTTTAATCCCGTTTCCCGACGCCTCGTGGACGTGAACAACGGCAGCAGCTACCGTCCGAACCGGATTTGGGTGCAGGCCCGCAATTCCAGCGATTGCGTAATCTGGCACTATAACTCCGGTATGCCGAATGAGTAGGAGCCAGTCAGCCTCGTCCAGCAACGAGGTTTGGCGCGAGAAGCTGGCTGAAAAGCTGGATCTGGTGCTAACGAAAGTCGGAACCATCGAAGGGAAGCTAGAAGGTCTCCCCAACCGGGTTCAGATCCTCGAAACGATGGCAACGCGCCTCGATACGACCGTCACGACGATGGTCGGGAGTGCAACGCGCCATGAGTTGCGCACGGACAAGATTGAGGAACGGCTGCGTGAAGCAGAGGATCAGCTTACTACTATCAAGGGAGAGCGGAGAGGCATCAACTGGATGCTCGAATTTCTCAAGGTCGGCGGTGCTGGTGGCGTAGGCGCTGCAATTGTAAAATTTGTGGGCGGCCCATCCTAAAATGCGCAAACTCAACCTCCGCCGCATCCATACCGCCAACGGCGCAACGATCGGCGTTCTGAGCGGTCTTTCCCACACTCTTTATACGCTGGAAGAGGCTTGGCGAGAAAACAAGCCGAAGATCAGCTCGATTCCGGCCGGCACTTATAAGTGCATACCTCATGGCTGGGAGCCCGGAGCTGTCGTTTCTAAGCCGAAGGTCTGGCAGCTTCAGAACGTACCCGGACGCTCCGCCATTCTCATTCACGTGGGCAATACCACAAAGGACACCGAAGGCTGCATCCTAGCAGGGATGGGTATGATGGTCACGCAAACCCTATCCTCGATATCGGATAGCCACATGGCGATCGAACAGATGCGCAAGGAAATCGGTGAAAACCCCTTCCTGCTCACGATCGAATAGTTGTTGGCAGGATTCTGGGCACGGGTTATCGTGAGGGTACCTTGTGATGGCAAGGTGTTGGTAAGGGCGCTTCATGGGGGGCGCCTTTTTTCGTTGTCGCCGAATCCGGGTCGTGATTCACTGAAGCACAACGAAAGTACCTTCTATGAATACTCCTCTCAAAGGCTGGCGAACCATCCTGTTTAATACGGTCACGATCTTCGTGGCTGGTGCACAAATGGTCGATCCAACGCTGTTCGGCCCTCAAGGCTTGCTGATCGTCACGCTGATCAACTCTGGAGGAAACATGATCCTCCGCGCCCTCACTAATACCGCAGTTGGTAAATCGGTCTAATGACCACAGTTGCCTATCGCGATGGCGTGCTCGCCTTCGATGAGCAAATTACTTGGGGCGGCACGAAATGGGCGAAAGCTATCAAAGCTCGCCAGATCGGTGACATGATTGTGGCATGTTCAGGATGTTCAAGTATTTGCCACTCTTACCTTGAATGGGTCTCCCAGAATCCGTCAAAAGTTCTCGATTTGGCCCCAGTGCAAGACTGGAAGCAGGGCGCCGAAAGAGACTTTGACGCCCTCATTATTACGCGTGACAGTATTTATTCACATGACGGGACGGGAAGACCTTATCCAGTGGATGCGCCGTTTCTGGCCATTGGAAGCGGCATGCAATTCGCGCTCGGTGCGATGGCGATGGGAGCGGATGCGGTGCAAGCAGTTCAAGCGGCAGCGACATTAGATAGCTCCACAGGTGGTGCGGTTCGCACTCTGCAAATGGAGGCAGCATGCCCATCCAAGTAGATCCGCCCAAACGCGCCATAAGTTCGACCGCCGCAGTCGTCCTGGCTGTGCTTGGTGTGCTTGGGATCGTCGTCGCGACCAACTGGCTGGCGCTTCCTCTAGTCGTCGTTATGGCCGCTGCCGTCGCAGGATATTTTCTTCACGGGTAGCTGTGGAGAAGTCGAATTAGTCGAAACCTGTTGGGCAGCGCCGATTACAGCGGGAAGTGGGGAATATGGGGATTGTGGGTACAGCGTGAAAATAGTTGTGCGAAATCAACAACGTAAGGAAAAACTGGGCGTCCAAAAATATGAACGAAAACCGAACGAGCACAGCTCGGTAATTTGTGCAGGCTTGTCAGAATCACATGAATTGAAGTAATGCGTAGCAGTAGCAGTGCACACATTCTTTTTTAAGGAGAAGTGCGCTCATGGAACAAAACTCCCTCGCATTTGAAGGCTTCGGCATCAAGGCAACGGCCTTGGGCGCATTGCCAGTCGCCGGGCTTCTGACGCTGCTAGCGATTTACATCATCACACGGACCATTCTGCGGCACCGGGAGGTTTCGCAACGGCCTCGGCGCAACAAGCTGCCGAAATGAAAAGCCCCGCCAGAAGCGGGGTTGCCAACTAGTGTTTCTAGGCAGCAAGCTTGTCGCGGAGGGCGAAGCCCATCAGCGGCCAAATTTGACGGATTGCATCTTCACGAGCGAATTTCTCGCCAAGCTCTTGGTTAAAGTTGTCCGGGTCAGCAGGAGCTGATTTACCGAGAACAACATATCCATTTTTCATGACCACAACGGCGATGGTCATGTAATCGGCAGCAGCAGGCCGAATATAATCTACAGTTCCGATTGAATCCTCAATGTCCGCAAGAGAAACCCGGTGAGGCGTCTTTTGAACGGCGGCTGATTCAGCGTCGGAGATTTGCAGGGAAGAAGTCATTTTCTATCATTTCATTGTTTCTACCTGTGCAGTAATAGGTCTGCACGAAAACATCTTGCCACCTCTAGTTGAGAGGTGGCAAGAAATTATCGCTACTCGGCAGCTTCACGCTGTTGCTGTTCTTCGACTTCCGGAAACGCCTTCCTCCAAAGCCAGTCTGATGCCTGTCCGGCATAGCTGGCCGCGTTGAAGATCGCCCGGTTGTCCTCCTTCAGAACCTTCAGCCAACTCTCGATGTAGCTGGCTGACCGGAACGAGGCCGGGATGTCGAGCCGGGCGCAGAGGAAGGCAGAACCTAACTCGGCGCAAAGCTCTTCGCGGGCATAAGCGGTATCCCCGAACTTCTTCCCGAATTGCCGGTCAAGGCGGTTCTTATGGCCGCTGGCATGGATCAATTCATGATTCATGGTTCCCCAGTAGGCTTCCTCGCTCTCGAACTGATTGGCATAGGGCATGACCACCTCGTCGCCGCCCGGATAGTAGGCTGCGCGGTTGCCGCCGTTCTTGATCTTGATGCCGGTGCCCTTCACGAAGTCGGACGCCTTGGTGTAGATCTCGACCTGGCTCTCAGGCCGCTCCTGCTGTTGCAGGTATTTCGCCGGGACATCGTCAAGCTGGTCCAGCCCGAAAACTGGGTAGGTCTTCACGATTGTCGTCTGCTTATCCTCCCCGGATTCCTCGTCCTTCTTCGTGCCGTGCTTGGTGAAGATGACGTGGGTTGCCTTCTCGCCCTTCCTGACCTTGGCACCGATGGCGTTGATCTGGTGGTAGGTGGCGTATTGCAGATTGCTGAAGCCCCGCTGTGACGCGGCAAGCCACAACAAGAGGATGTTTCCACCGCTATACATCCGGCCGGAAACTAGGTTGCTGGGTATCATGCCGACGCCCTTGAGCTTGGCATCCTTCCACGGGCGTACCCACGGCGGTGTGCCTTCCTCAATCTGGCGGATTACCTCGGCTGTGACCGACGCATAAAGATCTGCTGTTTTCATGATTTGCCTCGCAAGAGGCCGCGAAAGATCATCTAGCCAAAGGTATCCCTCGGGCCTGCGAAAAGTGTGAAGATTGTTCTGGCTAGACGTGAGAAGGTTACGCCATGAAGTTCTATGAAGCCATTACTATATGGCCGCTTACGGTTGCTTGCCGTTTCTTTTGGTACTTCTTTATTTCCGTTTTGTGGAACTGCTGGGAGGCGCTTAGATTTCCCTACGCTACTTGGCAGAGGTACAAAAATCCTCCACAGCCTACCCACGGGAACGCTCGATACGCTGATTTCAAGACACTGCGGAAAAAGGGCTACCTGAAGCCTGTTGGATTCCTCGCCTGCATTCTCCGTAGGGGATATTTTGGCAAGCCTGTGAAGGTCTACACCCGTAGTGAGCGTAGCGTCCTGATTATGGCTCCCCCCGGAGCTGGGAAGTCGCAGCACATCATTGCCGACCTGAAAGACGTGGCTAAGAGACCCTATCCCGTACTTCCGTTCCTACTGGTCGGAGACGCCGGGAACGAGCTGTTCACAGCGACGGGACCGATATTCAAATCTGTCGGTTATCAACTTTCAAAGATCGACGGCGTCGAGCCAGATCTTTTTACCAAGTACGACATTCTCAGCGGGCTCTCTCCCAAGTTCATCGACCGCTTCAAATTCCAGACACGTCTGAAGGGCATCTGCGAGGCCATGGTCGCCGAAGAGCCCAATTCAAAGCATCCCCACTTCGTCCAGTTCGCAAGGCTTTTGCTCAAATGCGTGATCGCCGTCGATGTCCTCTACGAAGGCAACGCTCGGCCGATCTGTGACCTTGTCGATATCCTGTTCGATGACGAGGCGCGGGAGGAGATGCTCAAGCGGGCAAAGGCCTATAACGACGTCTTCATTTCAAAGACCCTGAAGACGATGCAGGATATGCAGAAGAACGGTGAGGGGGTTTCGATGATGAGCACGGCGCTTCGGAAGCTGGAGCCGTGGTCAGACCCGGCGATCCGGGAGATCACGACGTTCGGATACGATGAGAACGGAAAGTACTATCGCGGCTGGAACTTCACCCAGATGTACAGCCAGGAGAAACCGGTCGTCCTCTACATCCGAACTGGCTACGAGGACGTGGGCGGAGCGCTGGCGAGAATCATCTACAGCAACGCGGTGAATGAGGTCTCGGCTATCTGGGACGAAACCAACAAGCCGCTGCGCCGTGAGCTACTGATTTACGTTGACGAGGCCGGGTTGGCTGGCAACGTGTCAGCCTTCATCAAAGCGTTCAGCCGCCTGCGTAAGGTGTGGGTCCGACTCCGCCTGTGCTTTGTCGGCATGGACGAGCTGAAAAAGGTTTACCCTGACGATTACAAAACGCTTCTGAACGGGTGCGACATGACCGTGTTTGGTGGCGGCAACGATACCGATCTTTTCAAATACGCAAGCGATCTCGCAGGGGAGTTCACGGTCCAGAGCAAGAGCGAGAGTG